ATGCCCACTCAAATTTCTGTCGACACTCTTCCTGCAATCACCCACAACCAGGTCCCCGTTATTACAACTGAACTTCTGGCGCAGTTATACGGAACAAAAATCAAAAACATTTCTGATAACTTTCGGAACAACACGACGCGATTCGTGGTAGGAAAGCATTACTTTAAAATTGAAAAAAACGAATTACGCGAGTTTAAGAACAGACCTGAAACAATCGGGTTAGTTGGTAAAAATGCCCGTTCCCTTATCCTCTGGACAGAACGTGGCGCAGCCCGCCATGCCAAAATGCTCGAAACCGATCAGGCATGGGAAGTGTTCGAAAAACTGGAAGACTGTTATTTCAGCCAAAAACAACCACCAGCAACACAAAACTCACCCACCCCAAATGATGGATGCGCATTACTGATCCACTTTGATAAACACGGTCAGGTAGAGTTCACAGAAAAAGTCCCCGCCGATGCGATGGTATGCACTCTGGAACGGTTTAAATTTTATCTGGAGCAACACGGCTGGCTCGTTGCCCGTAAAGAACAACTGGTGGAAAGGCTGATGCAGCTTTAGCAGATATAACAAGTGTTTTTTCTCGTATGCACGCGCACATATGAATTATTGTGGGGCGCATGGGGGAGCTGAAAAGCTCGTCGGTCGGTTTCCCGGTAGTTCCAACCCTGTGCGTCTCACCACCCGATGATTGGAACCTGACGGTGGTGATAGTTTAAGTTTAGAAACCACTAGAGGACGTCATTATGACAACTCAAATCTCTGTTGAAACCATATCCCCGCTCATCCATAACCAGATTCCTGTTATCATCACCGAACTTTTGGATCAGCTTTAGGTGCCAAGATCAACAACATCAGAGTCAATTACACCCGTAACTCTGAGCGGTTTGTTTGTGGGAGGCACTACTTCAAATTAGAGGGAAATGATTTGCGAGAATTTAAGAACAAACTGCGACAAAACACAACACGAATGAGGCGTGTTGTCGCACGTAAAAGTCTTAGATTTACTATTAAACCCATGCTTTTATGCCCTAACGAATACTTGACAAGATTATCTCCATCTTGGTAGATAAACTTCGAAGGTTTTTGACAAGTGGATTTCTGTTCAGCAGGTCAATAAAGCTCTTCGCTATAATTAGTCAAATGTACAACATAACTGTCTAAATAACGGAGTACTCATGAATTTTACGTTTACTGACTCTGGATACACTGAAACAAATAAAAACAATCCCCCTACCATATTCGTTCATGGATTTTTCATGAATAATGAAATGTTCAAATACCAGTTTGACGAACTAAAAGAAAAACATAGAGTTGTTTGCATTAATGTTCGGGGTTTCGATGCCCCCTCCGAAAAAACTGAGCCATTCTCGCTCTATGACATCGTTGATGACATTTTAAACGTCGCAGACTCACTACAACTGGATAAGTTTATTTTAGGGGGGGGATGTCGATGGGGGGGTATATATCATTACGATTTGCCCTGTCACATCCAGAGCGTTTGTCAGGACTAATCCTTATGGCAACTCAGGTCGAGCAGGACCCGCCAGAAATTGCATCCAGTTATATGGAACTATGTAATGGATGGCATAACTCACTCATAAAAGAAGAGATAATATCCTCATTATTACCCGTTTTCTTTGGAAAGAATATCTCTGAAGCAGAGATATGGAGACAAGTATGGCTACGTCATAAACCTGAAAACATCAAACCAGCTATGAATGCAATGCTGGAGCGAGACGATATTTCAGATAAAGTTCATACGATCAAAGCGCCCACCCTGATTCTTCATGGATCCGTCGATACAGGAATACCACCGGAGAAAGCTCTTGAAATGCACAAAATGATCCCGCACTCTGAGCTTGCGATTATACCTGACGCCAATCATGCATTGAATGTCACACATGCAAAAGAAGTAAATACCATAATAAAAAAATGGTTACAAAAACACACTGAGAGTCAAAGTTAACTCTTATATGTATAAATAGGTCATAAAAAATCACGAAACGATAAATTAATAACAATACACAGGCATATATTTGATTCAAATATGCCTTTTTGTTAGTTTGTCTCTCCTGAAATCCTTTTATACTTATTTTATATCGTACTTTGATATAACCGGCATGAACCATGCCGGTTTTCTTTAAACACGATGCTACAGTAGCCAATATTTTGTTTCACTGAAGCAAAAAAGCTTCTCAGTAGCCTTTATGACGTGACTCTAGGTTCGTCCGGCCAGACTGTCGCGTTGTAGCTCGCCTCATCCGTCACACCACTTAAATCCAGCGCCTGAAGCGCCTTTATGTAAGCCAGCCATTCCGTCAGGCTTTCCTTGTCATAATTAGTGATGATGTCCAGCAGAAGCTCTGACTGCCAGAGGCTGATTCTCTCCTTCGCATCCGATATCAATGCGCTTCGTTGCGATTCCGCCCTTGCCTGCCACTCCGCTGCCGTCAGCGTCCGCGCAACCACACTCTCCCCGTCAAACACCCAATTGCCGTCGATATCCGCACCGTCCGGCAGCGACTCAACCTCAGCAACACTCAGACTGACAGGACAAAGTGCCGACACATCGGTCGAAATACTGCGCACGATACCGTCACTGTCGTACGCAACTTTGTATGTATCCTCTGCAAACTGCGTCTGGCATTCATACCAGTCCTGACCATCCTCGCTGATGAGATATGTCGCCCACGCCACGGGCGGGTTTTCCGGGGTGTATTGCCTGAAATTTTTGATGTTTATCATTAGTGCTCTCCTTTACAGTGATACCGCATTTATCCATGTACCGTTTATGCAGTACTGAATCTGCCTGTAATAAATTCCGCCAATGTTATCTGCTGAATTTGATCCCGTTTCCTGAACAATAATCCCTGTGAGCACATTTCCGTAGGAGAGATTACTGGTCCACGACACCTCGTTACCGGAAGGCGTGTATGAGCTGGCGCTACTCAGTCTCACTGCCGACACACCGCCCGTCGTCAGCAGGTAACGGGCATCGAGCGTACTCAGATTCTGGGTTGCCACATCTCCCAGCCCCAGATTTGTTCTGGCCCCTGACGCAGTGGTGGCCCCGGTACCACCACTGCTCACCGGCAATGTGCCGGTCACGCCCGGCGTGACATTCGCACTGCCATCAAAAGTAACTGCACCCGTACTGCCAAGATTTACCTGGATTGTCCGGCCCGTTTTCAGTTTTGTGGCTGTATCCGCATTGCCCGTCAGATCGCCAGTGAGGGATGTCCCTGTTATCGCGCCGCCGGTGATTTCCACCGCATCACTGTTCTGACCGGCCATCGTACCCAGAGCACCCATGGCGGTGTTCACATTCTCCTGTGAGGCAAAGTATTTCGATAACGCCTGCCAGAGTTGTGTGTCATCAGTCGGATCCAGCGTCAGCCCCGCACTCTCCACAACCTTCACCAGCTCCCGCTGAATGACGTTAAACCACGCCGCCAGCAACGGCGTAGGCTTCAGCCCTGTGGCAGGCGCGCCGTCAGTAAACTCGTCGTTTTCATCAACATACGGTGTGATATCAGATATTTTCTTCACGCATATCTCCTTACCCCGCCACCGGAGCGGCGGGATCCTCCTGTTATTAAACCCAGACTGGATAACGCTCAGACAAGGTCCTGAAATCGCTCAGGGATACGCAGTTATAAAACGCATCCGCGTAACTCGTCACGCCAGGCAACTTCTCAATGAGCGCACATCCGCTTCCCTGCAATGAGCGGCAGTTGTAAAAACAACTGTACACACTGGTTATTTGCGGGTACTCCTCCGCCGGGAGGATGTCATTCACATCACTTTCCAGCCCTGTGCAACCGTAAAAGGTGCCCTCAAACGTCGTCGCACTGGCGCACCCCGCAAACACGCCGTCGCCCATCGATCTCAGCCCGGAACAACCGTAAAAGGTCTGCCTGAAGGTTGTCACACTTACACAGTCTGCAAACAATCCTGACGGTATCGCGGTCAGGCCCGTGCATTCGTAAAACGCCTGAAAGAAAGTGGTGACACTGGCGCTGTTAGCGAACAACCCTGCAGGTATCGTTGTCAGCCCCCGGCATCCCGAAAACACCCCCTCAAACGTCGTGGCACCGGTGCAATCTGCAAATAATCTGGCCGGTACCTCCGACAACCCGGTACATTCGCCAAAAGTCTTATAGAAAGACTTTGCTCCGGTACAACCGGAAAACAACTCTGCAGGAACTTCCGACAGACGGGTACAACGGTAAAATGTCGTATAGAACGTCGTGGCTCCGGTACAATCTGCAAACAATTCCGGGGGGACCATTGCCAGTCCTGTACACCCAAAAAACGACCGGTAAAACGATCTGACACCCGAACAACCAGCAAACACGTCAGCCGGTATCGTGACCAGTCCGGTGCAACCTTCAAATACGCTTGCGAATGTTGTGGTACCTGTACAACCAGCAAATACTCTGTCACCCACTGTTGTCAGTGCCCTGCACCCGTAAAACGCGCTGTCAAACGTCGTGACACTGGTGAGTTTTTCAAATAACCCTGCCGGTATCGTTACCAGCCCCGAGCATCCCGAAAACACCCCCTCAAACGTCGCAACCTCTGTGCAGTTTGCGAACAATTTTGCCGGTATCGCTGTCAGGGCCGCGCAGCCATAAAACGTCCGGTTGAATGTCGTCACCCCGGTACAACTGTCAAACAACCCTTCCGGTATTGCTGTCAGAGCCGTGCAGCCATAAAAGGCATTACTGAACGTGGTCACGGCAGTGCAGCTGTCAAACATCCCTTCCGGCAATGCCGTCAGTCCCCTGCAGTTATAAAAAGCCTGGAGGAATGTCGTCACCCCGGTGCAGTCTGCAAATATCCCCTGACCTAATGATGTCAGCGCCTGGCAGCCATAAAAGGCCTGCAAAAACGTTGTGGCACTGGCACATCCGGCAAACACGCTGTTACCCACCGTGCTCAGTCCGGTACAACCATAAAAGGTATCCTCAAACGTCGTGGCACCGGTGCACCCGGCAAACACGCTCTCACCCACCGCTCTCAGCCCGGTACAGCCGTAAAACGCCTGACGAAAAGTCGTTACGCCTGTGCAGCCGGCAAACGCGCTGTCACCGACTGCAGTGAGTCCCGTACATTCGTAAAATGCCTGATAGAACGTCGTGGCGCTGGCGCACTCAGCAAACAGCCCCGGAGGTATCGCAGTCAGTCCTTTACACCGGTAAAATGCACTGTCGAATGCCGTAGCGTTTTTGCAAAAACGGAATGCGCCGCTGTCAATACTCACCAGACTGGGGGTATTACTCGCAAGGTAGCTACAGGATTTTTGTCCCGCCGGAAGTTGACGTAGTCTGACCAGGTCGTTGTAAGCCGTGCTGCTGTACCAGCCGTTTGCAAAATCATCATCCTCCATTTCATACGACCAGTGCCCTTCACTGTCCGTTGTCACTGTCGCCACATACCGCTGTCCCGACGCGGATTTGATGACAACATTCACCGTCACCCCCGACACCACCACCCCCTCATCTGCCGTGAGCGCACCGGAAAGAACGTGTGTGATGTTGTCCCACGCAATGCTCAGGGCGGCGCTGTACGATGACTGCCACTCAAACGTCACCAGCGTATGCGCCGGGGCATAACGACGAAACAGGCACTCCAGGTACGCCCGTGAGGTGGTCACCTCATCCCCCGGCGGGGCCACCACCACGGTCCAGTTAAACCGGTTGTCGTCACTCAGCAGATGCCCGCTCCACGAAAATCCGCACAGTGGTGTGCGGTACTCACGGATACTGATGCTGTACCCCATCGTCGCCGCAAGTTCCGTGAAATACGCCACACTCTGCCCGCCCGTCGACAGCAGTTTCGCCAGAATGAATTTTCTGGCCTGCGCCGGGTCTGTGGTGGATGCCTGCGTCCCGCATTCATCATTCAGCCCCAGCGAGGCATACCACTCATCAGTGAGCGCATCCGCCGTTTCCGGGAAGGCGCCCGTTATCAGTGCGCACGCATCAGCGTCACTCTTCCGGTACGCCTGTGCCAGTCCGCGTATCAGCCTGTGCTGCACGCTGTCAGGCAGACGGCTCCAGGCAATCCCTGACGGCAGAAGGTTCAGCATCGCGCGCGTGTAGTCATCATGTGAAAAACGACTCATCCTGTTCCTCATGTTGCCCAGGTTATCGTTCCGGTCACCGGCAGCTCTCCCTGCGACAGCGTGATGTTGCTGTCAGGAGACACCAGAATGAACCCGTCTGTCCCCTCTGTGTCCGCAATGGCGTACCAGAGGTCTGAAAGGTGAATCACCCCGCTGCCGTCCGGTTCACCCACGTTGTACAGCACCTCGCTGATGGCACTCTCCACCCGTGCCTTCAGTGCCGCCGTGGCACTGCTCAGCCCCTGTACTGGTCCGGCATCACCGGCAGGGTGCGCGGGGAATACACCCGACCGCCAAAACCGGAACAGTCGTTCAGTGCCCGGGTGACAATTTTTCTGGCTTCTGCGGTATTCATCACTTCACCCTGTTCAGTTCAAGTCGCGTGCCGCCGTGGCTGTCCGGTTGCACATCCCGCACGATATACAGCTCCCCCGTGCGCACGATGAGGAAAATATCGCCCTGCTTCGGCTTCACGCGACACGCCGCATCCCGCACGCCCAGCACGGGCAGCGTGGAGTTTGATTCCGTGCCCCCGTCCTCGCCGACAAGCTGCTGCGTGTACGCCCGGTCAAAAATCCCGGTCAGCCGGTACGCCTCACCGCCACGCGGGCGGTGTTCGCATTCCTCACCAAACACCCCGAACAACGGGGACAACAGATTTTTGTCCCAGTCAACCGGTCCGGCCATCACCCTTCATCTCCGCCAGTGGAACAATCACCCCCAGACGCAGAAGACGCTGCGCCTCGCTTTCGCTCAGGGTGATCACATTACCCTGCGCCACCCGTTGTCCGTTGTGCTGCACACAACCGCGCAGCACAACATAGTCAACCGGCGCGCCCTTTTTGCCGGACGCCATCTCACACCACCGACGCGCACAGGCACGCATTGACACGGGACGGGATGACAATCGGTGCCGACTGCATCATCAGGAAACGCTGTGCCGGATCCTGCTGATCCCACATTTTCGGGGCATAGGCCATCTGGCCGTAATTAAACGCCGGATCCATGATACAGCCGAACGCGCGGGTCCCCATCAGGGCCGCCCCGGTCAGAATGACGTTGCCGTCATCCAGCATCGGTTTTTCGGTTCCGTCATCCGGATCGATGAACCAGTCGTTATACAGCCAGAGGTTGAAGTTCCCCCACCTGCCCTTGTACACCGCACCGGTGTTGATCTGCGTCCCCGGGTTCACCACGTTGCTGGTCGGGTTCAGGGCGGGCATGTTGATGGCGTTCTCACGAATGAAACTGTCGTTCATGAACGCTGTCCAGGCTGACGGCGTGAAAATCACCTCGGTCGGGCGGCGCTCACGGCTTTTGGCTCTTCGCCGGGGAACGTGATGGGAATACGCACGCCCGACATCGAAATCCGGTTAGTATCGTGATACTTCATGCGCGCATCCTGGTAGCCATTAATCACCTCCGCGTCACTCATCAGATCTTCTGTCAGTTTCGGGTCATAGGGCGACGTGATGAAAAAACCGAACATGGCATTGATGATGGCGGCTTCCAGCTCCACCTGGTCGTACTTGATAAGCATTTTCAGACGCTGAACCACGGGATTGAGAATACCGACACCACGATGCTGGCCCGCACGGTCATGATCAAAGTCATGCACCACCACCGGCCTTCCCCACGACGTTTCACGCGGCACGCGTTCCCAGTGCATCGTGTCACTGCCGCTCCACCAGTCCCCCATGTGTGCGGACCGGATGTGATAGGCTACCGGCACCCCGTCCGCGTCAATTTCCACACCGCCACGAATATGCGGCATGTCAAACGCATCGTTCGGGTTACTCAGCCGGTCGGGGTCAATCACCTGTACCACCGTACCGTAACGCCCGCGACCAGGGGCTATTCTGTCCGGTCGCCAGTGGATGACCGCCAGCGCATCGCCGTCGATCATCTTGTGGCGGAATGCCAGCCGGAAAAGCTGCGGCAGGGTCTGTCTGCGTTCAAGGTCGCAGTAACACCCGGCATCACTGGCCCAGTTGCGCCAGTGTGCCTCCACACAGCGCCCGTACTCATCCGCCCAGTCTGCATCAAATGCCCGGTTGCCGGTCATCTCTGCCAGCATCCGGTAGTCAGGCTTCATCCTCGGGCGAAAAACCACCCCCATGGCATTGTCCAGCAGACGGGTGATACTGCCATTCGCCCAGCCGTCATTGCGGACAAGGTCGCGCATTCTGGCAACCATACGGTTACGCCAGATATTCACTTCATTGTCCGGTGACCACAGTACCGGGTTCCAGCCCACCACCGAACCGTGCGAGAAACCGGCAGAGTCGTAGGGGATCCGCCCGCTGTCATTCAGTGCGCGTTTTTTTTCCGTCTGTTGCGGAAAAGGTCTGCCATTTTTATCGACTATCATCGCTCACCTCAGTAACGCACGCTCAGAGACCTTCTCGTCCTTATCCCCAGCGCCCGCTGGAGCGTCGCGATCAGCGCCAGCAAATCAGCACTGCTGGCCTGTGAATAAGTCACGGTGCGCGTGCCGTCTCCCTGTGCATAGGAGAAACTCACGCCACGCCGCCCTGAAAGCAGCTCAATATAGGCCGCCTGAGCTTCATTCAGTGCCGCCTTCAGTTGTTCTTTTGACATTCCGGCAAACACGCCGGGGGGATTCATCATCGTCTCACTCCTGCAAGCCTCATATGCAGCGGTATTTTCTTACGGGGTGTCTCCGGTGCTTTTGCGCCCGGCATACTTAAACTGATTTTTTCTTCCGGCTGCGCGGGAGGCGGCTCCATGAATGACAGATCCTGCGCCGCCCGTTCAGCCAGACGGTTCAGTTTCAGACCGTGATGCAGCAGCCCCTTCACCCGCCATGCTGAAAGCGCCTGCGGTATCGTTGCAACAAACAACGCCCCCGCAAATGCGCCAAACACAATCCCGAAATCCGTTCCGGTAAACAGCCCGAAAACAGTCGCCCCACCGAGCGCAGCAGCTGTGCCGGAACCGGATAAGGGTTCAGACATACTTTTTCTCCTGTAAATTAAAAAAGGCCACCAGCGGCCCAAAAAAAACACCACACCAAAGACATCCGCAGATGCCTTTGTGTGGTGTTATTCAGATTTGATATGTATGGGACGTGGAGCGAATACAAAAAAGCCCGTCAGAACAGGCCTCAAAAAAAAGCCAGCTCTGGGGAGGCTGGCAGGAATGAAAAATGACTCTCGAGATTATTCATCACAAAACGGATTACTTTGCGCTGAACAGAATGCTCCTTCATCGTATATTTCTCAACTGGAGAGACTCATTTTCAGATTTTGTTATCTGTCATATTGACAGTCCCCACTTCTCCGGGGTAGTGAAGTAAGTAGCGTTTGCTTCCTGTAAATGCCCGAGGGTTATCCATGATCTCTTGTATAAGGCATTCCTCAGTGGACTAATTTCGGAGTTATCATCCCGTTCAATTTCATCCAGGATCCCCTACTAAATAAGTTCACCATTCTTCAGGTGGCAGTTTCTTTCAGCCAACCGTGCACTCAACAGCACATTCTTGTCGGACTCAGAATAACTCCTGCAAATGCAACAATGATGGCCGTCGCCCCAATAACCTTGTGCTGCCCGCATCCGTAAAAAGCGAAGGCCCCAAATTACCAGAATAAAACCGAGCAGATATCCGACCTTCGTTACCGCATGGACTTCATTGTCTCATACACCAGGATCAGCGAATTGCAAAGGATGAAGCACGCCCCATGAAGATTCTCCCAAAAACTATAATTGTAAAAACCAAAGTAGTGGAAGCGAGCACTTGTAACCCCGAACTTTGAATAAAAAAAAACCGCCTGGAGCGGCGGTTAATGGCATATAAAAACGCATGATTTAATTGTATTCAGAAGTGTCGGGTGCCTCCCGAAGCATCCAGCCCCACAAGGATACTGTGGTTTCCCGCTAAACCGACTCTTTAAACCACCCTCGCACTGAGGAACACCTCTGTAGTGTTTTTACAACACCGGGATAGTGCATCATCAGCCCTGCCAGGAAATACTAAATCTCCACCGATAATGCACCATTCCATTGGTGTAAAAAATCAGCACTGAGGCTATAACCGACCTTAAACCATAGCCTGAGGACCAAAGATGTCTTAAAACAACCTGCCCCCACGTAAAAAAACACGCCAGTGCTGTATAATTCGTGTTGCCAGAATAATGATGGAGCGGGTAGCGGGAATCGAACCCGCATCATCAGCTTGGAAGGCTGAGGTAATAGCCATTATACGATACCCGCATATGGTGCCGACTACCGGAATCGAACTGGTGACCTACTGATTACAAGTCAGTTGCTCTACCTACTGAGCTAAGTCGGCAATGGTTCCTCAAGAAAAATAAAATGCCCCAGCAATACCCCCTCGGAACCGGGTGAGAATATTAACGAGATAAGATATTTTTTCAATAAAAATCAATGTCAATATTTGTAATATATACTCATATGTTTTTATTGTTTCAATAATTAATAAATAAAAGAAAGCGTGTTTAAAGATTATTTTCTATTACAGTTACAGTTTGATTAAATCTCTCTTTTTCCAGTTCCACACCAATTGCCCGACGCCCCAGCGTCATTGCGGCTTTAATTGTGGAGCCTGACCCCATAAAAAAGTCGACAACCAAGTCTCCCGGACGACTGCTGGCGGTAATTATCTGACGTAACATATCCGCTGGTTTTTCACAGGGATGTTTGCCCGGATAATACTGCACTGGCTTGTACGTCCAGACATCCGTATAAGGAACAGCAGCCGATACGGAAAAATAACGCCGTAAAGATTTGTACTCTGCCAGCAGGCTGGCATATTGCCGGTTCAGTTCACTGTATGTGCTGACCAGCTGGTGGTGTGGCTTTTCCAGTTCCCCGCGCTGATGTTTTTCTGCCGCAACACGCGCAAACAACTCCTGCAATTTGTTGTAATCACCCTCGTTCGGTAACTGCCACTGACTGGTACCAAACCAGTGCGAAGCCATGTTTTTCTTTCCGGTGGCTTCCGCTATCTGTTTTGACGTTATTCCCAGTGATTCACGCGCATCACGAAAGTAAGAAATCAGCGGGGCCATGACGTGCTGTTTTAGCTCGCGCCCCTTTGCCGCATAGCCGTCATTTTTGGGCTGGTATGGCCCCTGATAATGTTCTGCAAACAGAATGCGTTCTGTTGCCGGGAAATACGCCCGCAGGCTTTCCTTGTTGCATCCGTTCCAGCGTCCGGACGGCTTCGCCCAGATAATGTGGTTCAGCACATTAAAGCGCTGACGCATCATGATTTCGATATCAGATGCCAGGCGATGACCACAGAACAGGTAGAGACTTCCGGCAGGTTTCAGTACCCGCCAGAATTGCGCCAGACACTGATCCAGCCATTTCAGGTAATCATCGTCGCCCTTCCACTGGTTATCCCAACCCTCGGGCTTCACTTTAAAGTATGGCGGGTCTGTGACTATCAGGTCGACAGAGTTTTCCGGTAAGGTCTGGATAAATTCCAGGCAATCAGCGTTGATTAACTCACAACTGGATATTTTTACAGTATTAACCATAGATCAATAAGCACTTCTCTGATAGGCTCATACCGCTTTTGCGCAAAGCAGATGGGCCTGAGGTTTGCTTGTGACCCCAACGCATGAGCAGATGGCTGGCAGGTGCCGCTAACACCCACCAGCCGCCCATTACCACAAATTAAAAAACCTTCACTGAGGAAGGCGTCTGTAACAACCGAACTGATAATCTGCCAGACCCGCCATAACAAGCTGAGTCAGTATTAACTGGCAGCGTTCGCGTGAAAGGTAAGTATTCTGCGCAATTTCCCCGACGGTCGCCGGTTCGGTGACGCTTAATTCATTAAACACCACTCTGGCGGTTTCGGTCATATCCTGCTGTTTTAGCATGTCTTTTTCCCTTTTCTGGTTAACGTGACATACCAATAACTCTTGTCTAAAAAGCCAGCAAGCTGAAAAAACGGTATTCGCAACCACCAGCGCGTTTAACGTACTGCATCAATTTTCGAGCATAAAAAGACCGCCTGAGGGCAGCCTTTTTACATTAAAATTAAGTTTTCTTTAACTATGTTGTATGTGAAATTAGCATTCCCTACTGAGTTTATACAACTAATCTGACGTCACACGCACCATTATACTTACTAAAGAAAAGTCATCATCAGGTCCGGCTCTCTCTATACGACGCAAAATGCCATTAGAAAACTTCTGACTATTACTCATCGTATTTGATGTAAATCTGGGGCGTTTTTCCCAAACGTTATGAACCCCATCAGACATGATACACAGATGATATACCCCGTTAATACTAGGTAAATCTTTCCATGTGATAAAATCACAGTCGTATTCCATATCAACATTTGAGGCTATAGCCGTCGTTAAGATATTTTTGCCCGGTTTATCCTTCAAATCTCTGGGTTTAAAAATATTCTGATCAATTAGCATCTGATGCCTGGTATCGTCCTTCGTCAATTGGTATGCTTTCTTCTCTCCAATGCAATACAAACGACAATCACCAATATGACCAATAATAATTCCGCTATCACAAACATAACAAAACGTAAGTGTAGTAGCAGCTTTATCGAACTCATCATTAACATCAGCTAACGACATAACCTTTCGCTTAACTTCATCAAATACATCCGGAACTGTGTCAAAAGATAAGCTTGTCAATGCTGAAAGCTCAGCAATTGCCATTGATGAAGCCTGACTGGCACCAGTGTATGAACCTACACCATCAGCTACGGCAAATAAGATGCCATCCCCTACAATTTTGGGAGGAAGCAATGAATCTTCGTTGACCCTACCTGGTTCTTTTGGATACGAGAATGATGAAGTCGCTATCAGCTGAATCATGACTCACTCCTTAAAAAAGAATGCACAAAATCAAACGCCACATCATCTATTGTCTGATATCTATCATCTTTATCCATCCTGGTACACTTCGCTATGATAGGCTTTATTTTTTTATCATCTAAATTTAAGTCCTCAATTAACCGCCCCACCGCATAAACATCAGTCTTAACTGAATACTCGGCATTATATAAAATCTCGGGAGCCATATATCTTGTACTTCCCATACGGGTACCGATCTCGGTCAATTTAGTGGTATCCCCTTCGGGATTTGTATCTTTTACCAGACCAAAATCAGACACCTTGTATGTTCCGTCGCTAAATCGCAAGACATTAAATGGTTTTATATCTCTGTGTAAATAGCCTTTCGCATGGATGTGAGCTACACCATCTAATACCATTTTCACTATTGAAATTTTTTGATCTGTTGTAAGAAGGTTGTTCGTTATTTCGTGCTCAAGATCACATTCTGCTTTATCCATAATGAACCATGGATTCTCGGCAAACAAATCGCACAAATAAATAGGAACAATATTGCTATGTACGCAATGTGATTGATACACGACCTCCCTTTTAAAACGCCTTCTAAACTGCTCTATTTGCGCCAAAAGCTCTGGTTTTTCGGGGGCTAAAACCTTTCTAGCATAATCCCCACATTCACCCTTGTTGAGGTTGTAAACCTTAACGTGTTCAACAAAGCCAAATGCACCTCTTCCAATCAACTGAATTCGTTTTATAAAGTAATTACCGTGCTGTTCTTCCATTAAGCTCACCGACCTAAATTGTAAGAATATCCATATCTTACAACTACAGATAAAAAGGTCCACAGAGTTAAGCAAAAAACCCGCATTTAAGCGGGTTTACACACTATACGGCAAAATATCACATTTACATAAAATGTATGCGATTTAATTGACTTTTGCAATATCTCGTCGTGAAAAGGTCGCTTTTTGTTGCGATCTCATTTTCACGGTGCAAATCAAGGATTCTGTATCGAGTTTCTTAAAAATGTCGCACATCTCACGCCAGTAGTTCGCATAATTATGGCTCCAGTTGTCAGGCTTAACTCCACACAGTCTGGCAAGTTCCTGTCGCTGGTAGACGTCACGCCCAGTAATCCTCCCCCTGACATCCTGCGCCGCCAGCCAGATTAATTTCTTCAGACGCTCAAGCGTTTTCCCTGTAATTTTTCTGGTGCCAAAATGCACCTGAAACTTATCCCACGCCCATTTCGCAATGACCACCTGATAATCCCAACTCGGATTTTCACTGTATACCCACAGCACCCACGCCTTCTGATGCTCTTCAAGAGACAGAACGGCGCGTCGCCATGATGATGTCGAAAACTCAACCGGACTGACCAGGGCAATTGATGAACCTTTCGCCAGCGATTGCTTTCCCGGGATTGGTGGATTATCCCGCGTTATCATTTTTCCAGTCACTTCATCGCGGTACCGGATTTTTTTACGCCTGTAACGCCCTGTATCGAACATGGCATTCTCTTGCCAGGCTTCAAGCTGACCTTTTGTTGCCCCACTCAAATCAGCGGTGGCGATAATGAGCTGCTCACGAACAAACTGTAAATACTGGTTATTCATGCGCACTCCAGCTCTGTGATTTTTATCCCCAACCGACCACCAGGAACAGGCAGTCCGCGCACAATATTGATTTCATCAAACTGCTCGTCGTCGATAAGCAACCCCGCATGTGTCAGTGCATCCAGTGGTGCTTTCAGAATATTGTCCAAGTCACGACGGCGCTTATCCGGCGGCTCTGCAATAATCTTTATCGCCAGCCTTCCGGACAGGTTTAATTTCAGTCGCTGCTGGCGAACAATTAGCGCCACATCACGGCGATAACGCTCACCGGCTTTTGAAACAAAATATGTGCTGCCACGACGACGCCAGTAGGTGTTCACCGTCGGCGGGTAAGGCAAAACAAACTCTATACGCATCAGTAACCTCTTTTACCCGAGCACACCGGTTGCAAAGGCGTGATCAAGAAAACGAAAAATTAAATCAACCTGAGTACCATGCTTTTCTTCGAACGCCAGCGGATCCGCATGAAGTTCGTTGTGATGCTCTCGACACAGCGGTAGCGTGAAAATATCGTGGGATTTTGTTCCCATTCCGCCCTGACCATGACCAATCAGGTGATGGGGATCGTCGGCTGGCTTACCACAACACGCACACGGCTGTGTCTTCACCCAGCGCGTATATTTCTCATTTATCCAACGGCGACGTTTAGGTCGCCTCATGAAAGATTCCGGAGACTCCGGATCAACAGCAATGCTGACCACCGCCTTTTCCTGCGGTGAGTTCTGTTGCCGGTGGACATGAGGCGATAGCACAATATTTTTTGTGCGCTGCTTCAGTATGCTGGTGGCTGTCTGCTCTCCCGGTATGATGTCGCTTTCGCGGTACACCGAGCGAATTTTTTCCGCACGTAACCCCAGAGAACGACGTAATACTACCTCCGGTAGTGCGTCCGCCACCTGATTGCAGACAGCCCACCAGGATAATTCAGCCAGCGATAATTCCCGCTCCTGCGCACCGCTTATTGCGTGACGGATGACGTCAATCATCCATGCTGTCAGGTTTTGTTGAGCAAGTTGCTCAAGTGATTCTGAGGTCTGGTCGCGCAGCTGGTTATCGCAGTGCCAGCACAACACCATTGCGCCGGTACCATAACGGTGAATGACGGTTTCACTGTGGTGATAATCGCCGTGTGGCCACTGGCAGGATTTAACATGGCGCAGTAACCAGTCAGACAATGCGCCAGCACCACCAGCAGCACGAATCACCCGTGCGTTACTGAAAAACGGCAGCAATGTTTTGTCTTCCACCAGCGGCTGGCGAACGGCAGGAACAACCCCGGACGGCAGATTACGCATGCTTTTCGGTTCCGGCTCCACCAGTACCCGGGTATTGTGGAATACCGGCATGGATTCACGGCCCGGCTTAACGATCACCAGCCCGAGTTCCGGTACCAGAACAGGTCGAAGTAATACCCGCACGTTACCTCCAGATGCGTTGCTGGAATGTGCGGGACAGACGCGGTGGGCGTTCGGAGTAAGGCAGACTGACGGAGATTATCCAGTGACGGTAGTCGAGGCTAAGGGCTTTTTTAACCTCGCATCCGCGCCTACGGTAACACTGAATGAGCCATTCGGCCTGTTCTTCAGTGCATGGGGGATGCTGGTACCAGTCTGACTTAAATGCGTGAGAATACCGCTCGTGCGTGTGGGCAAGAACGGTCGAATTATCATGATTGTAATATTTTGCGTTGCGTGCCATCGGTTTCCTCCGGTGGCACGGTGTTACTCAGCGGGAGTTCAGCCCCGCGCAAGATTGTAGATGAGTTTATTCTTCTGAAAAAGCAGAAAAGCCAGCTTTTATTCCGATCTCTTTCAGTGCCTGTAATGAAGTGACAAACTCACCTTCGCGCAAGATAAATCCGTCTGTCACTCGACCATCCACAAAATTAATTAACGCAGCCCCATTCTTTCGCAAACACACAATGCGGTAATGACTAACAATATTTCCATTTTCAACGCACACAGCATAGAGGCCATCTTCACAAAAAATTTTACGCAGTTCTTCGATGTTCATCATCAGAATCCTTCCGGATAATTAGCTCTCCCCTTTAAGGGACCATCCCTCTTATCCCTGCGCGCTACTTAAGTATTTTTGATTCTATTCCGGCACCGTCCAGAACTTCAAATGCGTTGAAAATAAAAACAAAAACCCGCCGAAGCGGGTTAAGTGCGGGTGCGTTGAGGATGCCTGCCACATCAGAGGTGGCGAGGGATTTCTCCCTCGCCAGGTCTCTTACTCCTCAGGTTCGTAAGCTGCGAAGACAGCGACCTCCGTCTGGCCGGTTCGGATTCGTACCTCGCAGAGGTCTTTCCTCGTTACCAGTGCCGTCACTATGACGGTTAAACAGATGACGATCAGGGCGATTAACATCGCCTTTTGCTGCTTCATAGCCTGCTTCTCCTTGCCTTTCGGCACGTAAGAGGCTAACCTACATTTGTGAGACATAGATTGGGCCTCAGATTAATGTTAAGCGTCTTGCAGGACGCGTAATGTTAACTGGGGCTTTTCTCTATCTGCCTTTTGGTGTTCATGCCTGAGACAGATAGCCTCAAGCACCCGCAGCAATTCTACTTAACTCTCCTTTTCCCGCAAACCGTTTTTATCCTCAACGTAAATTTTACCAATATTGCCTAACACATCTCCCTTGCCCTGACGATGCTTACCTCTTTACACAGACCCAAATTTATGTATTATCTTTTACAAACAAGCAGTTAAGAGCTATCGGTGGGTGAGTGCGCCCTGCGGTAGCTTTTCCTTTATGCATTGCATCTATTTATGTTCTAGTATATTCCTATATGTTCAAAAGGACTTTTCATGCACAGCGTTAATTTCTATTCATTCCGCGTATTGACCCATAAAGGCAGTCGAGCCAGCAAAAAACTTAATGAATTGGGTTTAAGTAATAAAAAAACGGCATATGAACTTTTTGTTGATTATTTTACTCTATATAAAAACACCCCCATCGAGTTTGGCGTATCCAAAACTAAAATATCTCTGGAACAACACGCTAAACTTCACTTTGATAACTCAAAGAAAATTATATATGGTTATATAAAAGTTGGGAAATATGGAGAAAGCAGTGAAATAAAAGATGTAAAACTCAAAAAAATCCACTACAGGACAACTGCTTATGATGTAACACTCAAAGAACGTTATATTTTAATATACCTACCAGACGCCCTTGAAGAAGGAATTATTGCATTCCACTCTTGCGATAATATTTCTGCCCGAGGTGTCCTTTCTGATTCTATCACTGAATATCTAAAAAACAAATTTCAACTCGAAGCAAGAATCAATCCATTACATCATAAGAAAATCCCTCAATATATTCTCAATTCCGAATTAAAACAAATTAAGGCTCAAGGATATAAAGCACCAAAAGACATTGCTGATTCCTTTGGTCAAAACAAAACAAACATCAAGACAGACTTAATAATAAAAGCAAACGATGGCATGTTCGGAAGTTTCAGGGATTTAAGAAACAAGAATATAGGAAACATCATTGAGATTATTGAAGATAAATGTGATGCAATAAAAGTAAGCTTACAACTCGGCAGTCGGACTGTCGTTTTCAATTATGAGACTATACTAAAAAAAGGAATTTCTGCAGAGTTAGATGATAATGATTTAAAAATCGACCCATTAACAGGCATACCTGATCTAACAGCACTTCATGACACGATAAAAAACCTTTCTAATGATATATTGTTAGAACTGCATAGCGGAAACAAAGGGGTGATTATATGAATAAAATAAATGTGCTGGGTGTAATAATAAAACACTACAAAACAATGTCAGATCAGCGTGGAACAATGTTGATGAGCGACATTATCGTACATTTTATTGTTCCGTTATCTCTTTCTTTCGTTCTGTGCCGGACATACGGAATAATGAAACCGGCAATTGCTTCCGTCTTCGTTAACTTCGGGGCTATTACAACAGCACTATTAATGAGTGCAGTAATAATGATTTATGAACAAAAACAAAAAACCATCACTAAGATATCAGACATAATTGAAGGAAACAAATCCCGAGACAAATTGATATCATTAAACACTAACAAAACCATATATGAGCAGTTATGCCACAACGTCGCTTATGCAATATTAACTTCAATAGTATTGGTTATATTTTCAGTGATAATATATTTCCTGCCTGACAATGCAGTGGATTTAATGAAATGGTATTTTCGCGCACCTGCATATATTGTTAGCTTTTTAGCCTATACATCCTTTTTTATCACTGTTATAACGTTCTTAATGGTAATAAAAAGATTTAGCACAATTTTAGATAATTGAACAGCGGAACAGCCGCCCTTTCGGGCGGCCTCCTGACATTAATCGTTGTGGTAACTCATGGCTTCATTTGCAGCATCAACTGGATCAACATCCCACCAGCAATAATTTGGGTTGGCTCCTTCAGGTGTCCATGGTTCTAATTCACTTTTTGCCGCATTCTCGTCGCCAGTAATTTTAAAAATCTGCTCAGAAAATTTTTTCACCCACTCGTTATATTTTTCCGCGTTAATGTTTTTTTGTGTATTTAACATAGATACTCCTCCGGTTAAGGATTAAATTTTATTTACAGTGCTGAATTTAATTATTCAGATTTGGATTATGCTTTCTCTTCTTCACGCAGTGCCTGATAGTTAATTTCGCTCATTTTTCTCTTCACTCCGGTATACAAGAATTACAACGTCACCTCTGCTAATCACGCGAGCTGGCTCTCATGGTTCCATACTGTCAATATCGAAGGTCTCAAAAAACGCATTCATTGCCTTCTGCCGCTGCGTCTGTTTACAGCGTTTATTCCATTTTTTCAGTAACATCAGTGACAGCCACCGCCATGAGCAGAACATGACGTAGCACCAACCAAGAAGCGCCAGCCCCGTATTGAGGGCCGTACCAATCGTCATTGTTGCGTCGATATTCACTGTACCTCCTCCTGGAAAATAACTGCATGCCCCAGCCTCTCCGCCAGCGCCAGTTCCGCCTTAGCGCCTGCTGACCGCTGCCAGCCTTGCAGCATGTAAATCGCATCCACGCAACGAATCATCGCCATGCAGATATCCATGTAGTGTGGCTGTGTCAGCCCGTCCGGAAGTACTGCCGGGTTTAAGACGGTATGCCCTTCCCGTTTCAGTTCATCTTCCGCCTTGTGAAACGCCTCACGGTTGAAATTTTCATATCCCGTCATTGGACCGGCAATATAAACTCTCACCCTCACTCCATCACCTCCTGAAAGTTTCCCCGATAGAACGCCAGCACACGCTGCATAACTTCGCTCCTCCTGCTCTCACGACAAATTATGTTCTGGTGCCTGTCATAACGACGTATTTCTCCGTCTGGTAACTTTCGAATCAGTGTCTGGTCAGTTGTTTTCTCCGGTGTCTTACGCCATACGCGATACGCCTGCTCTGATGCAAAAACACCGTACTTCCCGGACATGTATAAATCGCCACAAGCCAGTACATCCACAAGGCAACGTCGGACCGAATGCCAGCCTGCTCCCGTCGCTCTCTCCAGTTGCGACATCGTCATGCGTTCATTTTTGCGCACCAGAGCGATGATTCGAGCCTTCAGCTCCTCCCTCTGTTCGGGTGTATATACTTTTGCCACAACTCCTCCTGAAAAATCACCTTCACAATTCATACAAAACCAGCTGCCTTCCGGCGCTCATATTCCTGTTTCAGCAACTCAATTGGCGTTGGCCCCGGTGGGCGTTCTGGTGCTGCCAGTTGTCGCCGGACTGGCGGAACACTCCGGCCCATACCAACCTGCTTTGCCCATTTCGTCAGCTGCCGTTCTGCAAGCCGTTTTAATTCCCCTTCGGTCATCTGACGCTCAATCCCCTTTGAACGCATCTCGAGGCAAATGTGATACAGCACAGGCTGAGGCCACGGGTACTTATCACTTCCGTCATATCGCCAGGACTCATTGCGCCAGCGGCGGTACTCCTCCATCACAGCATCCACCGTCAGACCGAATGAATTGGCTCCGCTTTCCGAAATCAGTGTCACAAACTCAGCCAGGTCTGGAGGCCATGTTTCACCCGCCCGGCAGCGGTCCATGCACTGGCGGCAAACCTGTCGGATTTGCTGCTCAGTCATCGCGCCAATCTGTACAATCCAGAGCTTCGAAGGTGCGGCCCCGTTCTTCTGGGTCCAGCGGTTCGAATAAACCTCCCCCATGAGTTCCCACAGCTTCCAGACCGTTTCCGTCGCTGATAAATCCGTTTTCACGTTCCCACTGCTCACGTGCTGCCCGAATTTCCTGAACTGCCCGTGATGCGGTGCCACCTGGTGCTGCTGCATGGTTTACCCCCTTGCTGACTGGTTTAACCTGCGCCCTGACGTGATTTACGTGACGGGCGAATTTCTGCTCCCACTGAATCTGCGTAAACACTTTCCCCTCCGCTGCCCAGTAGTCCCGGAAGGCGGCAAGTTCAGCAGGTGTAAATTCTGTCTCCGGCAAAGCCATCCCCCACAACGCAGCCCGTCGTCGAAAATCCCGTGACGGATACCAGCTATCGGTCATCGGAAATTTTCCGATGGGTTCGCTCAGGCCATCCAGGAATACAAGGGGTGCTGCCTGTAACGACAAAACTTCCTGCTCACTGGTCGGAGCACTCTCGCGTGCGTTATGTGTGGGGTTTAGATCTTTGGGTTCCTTTGGGTTCCGTGATCCGTTTTTGGGTGTCTTTGATGGAAAATTTGGGTGTCTTTGGTTATTTTCCATGCAGCTAAGAGTTCCGTTTTTGGGTCTGTTTTGTGCTGAAACATAACCATTTTCGGTACTGTTTTTATTAACAGCACCAATTTTACCCACCTTTAAAGACTCCCGTTTTTGGGTGTATTCAAGCTCGGCAACACTTTCTTCTACACCGATAAGTCGGTACACCACAATTTGCTTTGTTCTGCCTTTTCTCTCACCGGTATCAACAATTAACCCAATCTCCATCAGGTGTCGTAAGCTGTCCTGCACAGTCTTTTTGTTTAGTTCCGTTACTTCTGCCAGTGCAGATACAGACGGGTATGCACACAAATCGGCACCGCACATATCAGCAAGCCAGGTCAATACAGACTTACTGGATGAACTTCCGGTTTTCACCTTTTTAGCCCATCGTAGTGCATCGATACTCATACGAACCCCTGGCAGACATTTGTTTATCTGCAAAGTAATATTGATATTGCTGACGATACGCATGCTTGAAAGCAATAGCTTTTTCTATAAGCTCGTCAGTCTCACGTTCCACAACAGATGGATCCGCAAAAAGCAGCCCGGACTCCACCACATCGCCATATTCTTTGTTTAATCCGGCGATCATGTATGTAATGCTTTTTCCGTCAGTAATTTCACAATACAACCTGAAATCGCTGATCCGGATAGCCTCCATAATTGCCGGAATCAGCGCCGTGAATTTTTCCCGCTTATCCCTGGTGTCGATAGCTTTCCAGCGTTCGAATATCTTCACCCGGTTAACGCCCAGCGCCCGTTGATCAACCTCGCCATCATTAAACGTGACGCGTTGAACATCGATGTTCGGGCGTTCTTTCAGAGCCCAGAATGCTTCCGTGATTAATATCGTCGCCTGCTCCTGCGTCATTCCTGGTCGGCATACCCAGGCATCCAGAGCCTCACAAACCTGTTCAGGGGTGATTTTCATTGTTCAACCGCCCCGCCCGCTTTGCCTTACGATATTCGTCATAAACTTTGGGGTCGTACTGAAGTTCCCCGCCGGATGCCTCTTGCAGGCGCATCGCGCGACCTTCAGGAACCAGTTCCCCCCATTGAGAAACAGCAGATGGATCAACACCAGCAGCTTTCGCTACTTTGGCTTTCGTCCCATAAAAATTAATTACGTCTGATTTAAACATCACCCCTCCAAAATTGAGTTTTCTCAATAGTAATCACTCAAGGAATCTCAAGTCAAGGGTTATTAAGATATCTAAATATGAACGAGAAAACTTTAGGTCAACGAATTAGAGAAAGACGCAAACAGGTTGGTTTAAGTCAAAACGATTTAAGCAAAGCCGCTGGCGTATCTGGCTCATCAATTTCACTATGGGAAAGCGACCATACAGCCCCGCGTGGGCAAAATTTGCATCGCCTGGCTGAGGTATTGCAATGTTCACCAACTTGGATACTGTTTGGTGACGAGGATAAAACACCAGATCCACCAGTTGCACTCAACAGCGCCTTAGACTTATCGGAAGATGAGTTGGAGATGTTGCGATTGTATCGCGCACTTCCAAAATCAGAGCAGCAAGCACAAATCAGCGAACTCCGTGCCCGCGTTGAGAATTTTAATCGCCTATTCACCGAGCTACTAGAAGCTCGCAAACGTAACAAACATCAGTAACCCCCTTCACAAATTTTAAAGCCTTACATTTCAATGTATTGGCTTTATTTTGCATTAAATATTGAGTTTTCTCATTAAAAACACTTGACCAACATTCATGAGAAAACTAAATTACCACCCATCAAGACACCGCACGGTGTTCTCAGCAAACAGTTCCGCCACCCCAGCGTTAAGGGGAAATGAGGTCAACATGGAAACTATCGATCTTGGCAACAACGAATCTCTGGTGTGCGGTGTGTTTCCCAACCAGGACGGAACGTTCACCGCGATGACGTATACCAAAAGCAAAACGTTTAAAACCGAATCTGGCGCGCGTCGTTGGTTGGTAAGACATTCAGGTGAATAAAATGAACGAAACAGAATTAAAACACGTTATCGCTCTGCTTCTGGAGGATGCAAAACGCCTCCAGCAACTGGAACCAAATGCAGGCACTGAAGCCCGCATCTGGCTGGCATTGTACGCTATTGAGTCAGGTCGTGATGATGAAGGTTAAGCATCATCTAAGTTTTTTACATAGCGCCCATTAGATTCGGTAACAAGAACACCGGGATTTTTCTTAACTTTTGAGGCCACTGATTCAGCAAGGTCAGCAACAGATTCTTTGTCTTCATTCTTGCTTGAATATATATATTCGGCATTAGGAAGACGGTAGGTGTTCCCTAAAGAGGTTGTAATCGTTCTGGAGAATCCCTTTGCTTCCATTCGTTCATGAAGCTTATCGTAATCAGCGGAACTGGAATCGCGAAGTTCGATCCTGACTGTAAATTTTGCCATTTTATCCTCCATTTAGGTTCTGGGTTAGAAATGGAGACCAATACGGGGCTACGTGTGGTCGTGCGCCGGACACGGATAAGAATCCGGCACTGACAGTTTACTGAAAGGATATTTCCCTGAAAAGTCAGGGCATAACACGAAAGCGTACGGCGAAGGCCTTCACCTATGAGGCTTGTCGTTAATTTCTTCGACCGTGCGCTTCCGGTTGTGGCACTCCGCGAAATGGCGCGGCGGTAAGTATGGCGGGGTTATTCCTTCCCCCGTTGAGGACACCGGGTTGTCAGGTTGACCATACGCTTAAGTGACAACCCCGCCATAACTCATACTGCTATAGATATATGGGGTCTAACCGGAGGAAAAATGATAGTTCAATGCACAGACGGGAATAATAAGCTGCTCTGGTCATACGATACCGTCAGCCAGAAACACATAATGAATATGACTTGTATAAAGGACGGTACTCAACAAAAAATCATTACCGCCCTTGCAAGTGCATTAACTCAGGCGACAAGCCAAATTCTGCTATCTGATAACGTTAATGGAGTATCTGATATTGGCTCGATGACCGGGAGGGAGTGCTAATACAACATTCCAGTAACCCGAGTGGGGCACGGTAATATTGGCAGGGAATCGTTCATAGAAACCGCCGTAATAGGTAAAACGCCCGCCCCGCTTGAAAGCCTGGTAATTTGAATCATCCATTAATAAAACATTAATCTGGTGTGAACATTGAACCCTGACAAGGTCACCATCATTCATGTGTTCACGACTATGTATATGGGACATAAACACTCCTTTTTACTGTGGAAAGCTAAATCATATCACGGTCTATGAAGTAAAAAGTGAATTTCGTGATGCGGTGAATGCGGCTCAGCGCACGCAGAACAGTTAAAAACACAAGTGTTATGGGTGAATCATCCGGCGTTAATTGTTAACTGGTTAACGTCACCTGGAGGCACCAGGCACCGCATCACAAAGTTCACTTAGGTGATGAAAGGTAGAGAAAATGTTGAATGTAGCTATTGAAAACCAGAACGGGTGGAATTATAGTGCACCTGCACCTCATAAAACGGGTGCCGGGCGTGGAAACCCGATGTTCACTAACGCGCATAACCGCGCTCAGGCGGTTTTTTTATGCGTAATGCACAGCCACATTCAGATTATGGTGGGACGTGCAGGGCAGCCGCAAGGCTGGCCGGGTTCGTTAGTGACCGGTATTTCCACCCCTGTACGTCTCACCACCCTTATGGTCGTGGAAAACCTTGGTGGTGAGTTAATCAAATTCACTAACGAGGCTGCTATCATGGCTACTATCCCTACCCTTTCTCAACCTGACGTAACCATCGAAAATGGTCGCGCTGTCACTACGTCTGTTGCGATCGCCGAGTTCTTTGGCAAACGCCACGACAATGTTATTCAAAAAATAAAATTACTGGATTGCTCCCCTGAATTCACTGCCCTTAATTTTAAGGTGAGCGAATACACCGACTCAACCGGGCGCAAACTCCCTATGTACCAAATCACCAAAAACGGCTTCGTTTTCCTGGTGATGGGCTTCACGGGCAAAAAAGCCGCAGCTTTCAAGGAAGCCTACATCGCTGAATTCGATCGCATGGAGGCAGAGTTGTACCAGCTTAATACCACTACCACAGACAAAATAATTCCTGGTGATGGTCGCACTCTCGTTGTTCACTTCGACGAACGCGGCAATATCAAATTCACCGAAACCGTTCCTGACGGCGCTCTCGTCTGTACTCTGGATACTTTCCGCTTTTATCTGGAGAAACAAGGATGGACTCTTGTAAACCGGAGCGCAATTAAAAATATGACTGTGGAGCAATTGCTAAAAATTCATTGTTGAGGACGCGATAATGGAAACGTCACTACCAAACGTTAATACGTCTGACGGGTGCTTTAATATTGGTGTTCTGCTCAGTAACAGGGATTTCACCGAGGATGCAATCAATATGAGAAAATATGAACCCTACCTGCTGAATGACAATTCCATACTCTCCAGAATTGCCCTTCTTAAACTCGGTATTTTCGGAGAGTGGCGATGAACACATTATTCGTACTCATTCTGACTGTACATCTCAATACTGGTGAGTCGCTTGATGCAATCACCGGCATGTACAACTCAATGAAAGAATGCATGGCTGCCGCAGCGGAACAGAAAATTCCCGGCAACTGTTATCCGGTCGATAAAGTTATTCACATGGACAATAACGAAATCCCGGCAGGATTAAAAACAGCGCCGTAATTAATATCCAGTTTCATTTTTATATGCCAGCAATGGCAGGGATTTGTTCACCCTTAAATCTGTAATGAGGTAAAACAAAATGAGTAAAGTCTTTATTTGCGCCGCCATTCCGGACGAACAGGCAATAAAGGAAGAAGGTGCCGTCGCTGTAGCCACTGCCATTGAAGCCGGTGATGAACGTCGCGCCCGCGCAAAATTTCACTGGCAATTCCTGGAACATTATCCGGCTGCTCAGGACTGCGCTTATAAATTTCTTGTCTGCGAGGATAAACCCGGTATACCCCGCCCTGCCCTCGATTCCTGGGATGCTGAATATATGCAGGAAAACCGCTGGGATGAGGAGTCTGCTTCCTTTGTCCCGGTTGAGACTGAAGCCGATCCGATGAACGTCACTTTTGACAAGCTGGCCCCTGAAGTACAGAACGCTGTCATGGTTAAGTTCGACACATGTGAAAACATCACCGTTGATATGGTTATTAGCGCACAGGAATTGTTGCAGGAAGACATGGCAACATTCGACGGACATATCGTTGAAGCGTTGATGAAAATGCCAGATGTTAACGCCATGTATCCGGAGCTTAAGCTGCATGCCATCGGGTGGGTTAAGCATAAATGTAAGCCTGGTGCCAAATGGCCCGAAATTCAGGCAGAGATGCGCATCTGGAAAAAACGTCGCGAAGGTGAACGCAAGGAAACCGGAAAATACACGTCTGTTGTTGATCTCGCCCGCGCCAGAGTCAATCAACAGCACACTGAAAATTCAACAGGAAAAATCAGCCTGGTCATTGCTGCCATTCATCGCGAATACAAGCAGACATGGAAAACACTGGATGACGAACTGGCCTACGCTCTCTGGCCTGGTGATGTGGATGCCGGAAACATTGACGGCAGCATCCATCGCTGGGCAAAAAATGAAGTTATCGACAACGACCGCGAAGACTGGAAGCGTATCTCGGCATCAATGCGCAAACAGCCTGATGCCCTTCGCTACGACCGCCAGACTATTTTTGGCCTTGTCCGTGAACGTCCGATCGACATTCACAAAGACCCTGTGGCACTGAACAAATACATTACTGAATACCTGACTACAAAGGGCGTGTTTGAAGATGAAGGAAGAAATCAGAGCGCAACTGATACTCTCTCGTCGCCAGTACCAGAAACTGATGCAGTGGAAACGGCAATTCCGGACAACGAAAAAACCGAATGCAAAGTGGAAGTCGAACCATCTGTAGAGCGTGAGGGGCCGTTCTACTTCCTCTTCACCGACAAGGATGGCGAAAAATACGGTCGCGCAAACAAACTTTCTGGTCTGGATAAGGCACTGGCTGCCGGGGCTACTGAAATCACGAAAGAAGAATATTTCGCCCACAAAAACGGTACATACTCAGGTTCACAACAAAATACTGGTGCATCTGACACGACCGCACAACCAGGGCCGGTAAAAGTTACCGCTGACGAAGTAAACAAAATTATGCAGGCAGCCAATATCAGCCAGCCTGACGCCGATAAGTTGCTTGCTGCCTCTCGCGGAGAATTTGTTGCAGGGATTAGCGACCCGAATGATCCGAAATGGGTTAAGGGGATCCAGACCCGCGATTCTGTAAACCAGAACCAGCATGAATCGGAACGGAACTACCAAAAAGCGGAACAAAACAGCCCAAATGCGTTACAAAACGAGCCAGAAACGAAACAGCCTGAACCAGTGGCGCAACAGGAAGTGGAAAAAGTCTGCACCGCCTGCGGTCAGACCGGCGGCGGCAATTGCCCTGATTGTGGCGCGGTGATGGGCGACGCAACATACCAGGAAACATTCGATGAAGAGTATCAGGTTGAAGTTCAGGAAGATGATCCGGAGGAAATGGAAGGCGCTGAACATCCACACAAGGAGAACACTGGCGGCAATCAGCATCACGATAGCGATAATGAAACTGGCGAGACGGCAGATCACTCAATTAAGGTGAACGGTCATCACGTAATCACATCCACCAGCAGGACGTGTGACCATCTAATGATAGACCTTGAAACCATGGGAAAAAATCCTGATGCCCCGATCATCTCAATAGGTGCAATATTTTTCGATCCGCAAACCGGAGATATGGGACCGGAATTTAGTAAGACTATCGATCTGGAAACTGCTGGCGGAGTCATTGATCGGGACACCATTAAATGGTGGCTTAAGCAATCACGCGAAGCGCAATCTGCCATTATGACCGATGAAATCCCGTTAGATGATGCACTGTTACAATTGCGGGAATTTATCGACGAAAACTCCGGTGAATTTTTTGTTCAGGTCTGGGGAAATGGAGCCAACTTCGACAACACGATTTTGCGCCGTTCATACGAACGGCAGGGGATCCCCTGCCCGTGGCGTTACTACAACGATCGCGATGTACGCACAATCGTTGAGCTGGGGAAAGCCATAGACTTCGATGCCAGAACGGCTATTCCATTCGAAGGTGAGCGCCATAATGCACTTGATGACGCCCGTTACCAGGCAAAATACGTTTCAGTTATCTGGCAAAAACTGATCCCGAGTCAGGCTGATTTTTAATGTTCAACCCCGGTCGTTGCCCACCAGCTATAGTGGCGGCGACCATGATTAGCGAACGACGCCCATGGCAAGACTTATTCTGCTCACTGAGTGGGCAAAAGAGGAATTCAGTGAACCGGTCCCTACTCCGGGCACGTTAAGTAAATACGCTAAAGCCGGAATGATATTTCCTCTCCCCAAAAAAGTTGGAAGACGCTGGCGAGTGGATCCGCAAGCTCGCTTTGTCGGAATGGTAAACAAGCCGGAGGTGATCGCCACAGATCACCCTGCTTTGAAGAGGATACTGGAAGATGGCGCGCCCGCGAAAATATAAAACCGATGTTCCGGGATTATCTCCGTATTTTGACAAAAGAAATAACAAAGTTTACTGGCGTTACAGGCATCCCATAACAGGCAAAAATCACGGTCTCGGCAGTATTGACCAGAAACTGGCAGAAACCATTGCAGCAGAAGCGAACAGCCGTCTTGCCCGGCAGCAAATGGAACAAATGCTCAGTCTGCAGGAGAAAATTATTAGTGATACCGGCGGTTCATCAACCGTTACCATTTTTCTGAATAATTACAGAAAAATTCAACAGGAAAGATATGAAAACGGCGAGATCAAACTCAACACGCTGAAACAGAAAGCGGCCCCTCTCAGGGTATTTGATGAACGTTTTGGCACCAGACCGTTAGATGCCATAACCGTAAAGGATGTGGTATCGGTGCTGGAAGAGTACAAGTCCAGAGGACATAACAGAATGGGACAAATTTTCAGGAAGGTACTGATCGATGTTTTCCGGGAGGCTCAGCAAACGGGCGATGTCCCGCCAGGCTTTAACCCTGCAGAATCGGCAAAAAAACCACAGGTGCGGATATCAAGACAGCGACTGACTTTTGATGAGTGGACGATGATTTATAACGCAGCGGAAAAGGATGGTTACTTTTTACAGCGCGGTATGCTGCTGGCACTGATGACAGGCCAGCGCCTTTCAGATATTTGCAAAATGCAATTTTCGGATATCCGGGATGGTTATCTTCATGTCGAACAGCAAAAAACAGGAACCCGGATTGCCATCCCTCTGGCTCTGCGTTGCGATAAATTAAATCTCACCCTGGATGATGTGGTGTCATCCTGTCGCGATTGCGTTCTTAGTCCGTGGCTATTGCACCATCATCACGCGAAAGGGACAGCTAAGCGCGGCGGGATGGTTAAGCCAGCAACGTTAACCGTTGCATTTAAAAAAGCGCGGGATTCTGTGGATTACAACTGGCGTGCTAATGGCACCCCACCCTCTTTCCATGAGCAGAGATCTTTATCAGAGCGATTGTTCAGAGAGCAGGGAATTGATACCCAAATTTTGCTGGGTCATTCGAATCAAAAAATGACCGATATTTACAACGATGCACGCGGCAAGGAGTGGAAAAAACTGGTCATTTGA